TAAAAATAAAATGTAAATAAATTGTATATGTTTAGAAGCTTGTTTAAAGCTAAACAAAACAAAAAATTTTTTAGAGCATTTAGTGATAGTAAATTACCTCAAGTAAAATGGAGAGGAGACGGATTAAATACCTTACCCAATAAAGTAGGAACAAGGTCAGAATTAAAAGAAGACAATCCAGATTGGAAGGCAACGAAGGGAGATGGTAATTCAATATATGATTGTGAAAATGAAAGTTGGTGCGAACCAAAAAAAGGTGAAAAATTAGTTCGCACTTACAAGAAAATTCATTATGACGAACATATAGCACCAAAATGGATTGAGGTTAATGTAAGTCAAGAATGGATTGACCAAAACCAACGTGAAGATTAAATTATATAGTATTTTATATATGGAAAATAAACGATGTCGGTATGATAAATTATGGTGTGCGAAGGAAGAAGTAAGAGACTTGGAGCGTTTATTGGAAGAAGCAAGAATGAGATTAAATAATGAATTTGAGAGTAAAGGAGGAAGGTCATGGTGGGAATATATGTGGTTTTGGTTAGGATATTATTATTAAAAGTATTTAAATTTAATAATAATTAAAATTGAAAATAATTTAAAGAGAGTAAAACATATTACAATCAAAATATGTCTACCTCATCATCAGATTTAGCAAACGTATATCAGTCCAAGACTGCTATCGAGCACATTTTAGACGCTCCCGATACTTATATTGGTCCAGTAGATTCGGATGAAATCACTACTTGGAAATTAAATGAAGAAGGAAATATGGAATATGGTAAAATAGACTTTATTGGAGGTCTTTATAAAACATTTGACGAAGGAGCAGTAAATTGTAGAGATCACGTTGTTAGATTATTTCAAAAAATATTATCAAAAGAGAAAAATATTGTTCCAGTTAGAAATATTAGTGTAACTGTTGATAAAAAAACAGGAGTTATTACCATGTATAATGACGGTAATGGAGTAGATGTTGCTAAACACCCTGATAATGATTTATGGGTTCCTGAAATGATTTTCGGTCATCTTAGAACATCTACGAATTATAATAAAGAGGAAAAGAAAATAGTAGGTGGTAAGAATGGGTTTGGATTTAAACTAGTATTGATTTATTCTAAATGGGGAGAGATTGAAACAGTGGACCATATAAGAAAAAAGAAATATATTCAACGATTTGAAGATAATCTTACTACAATCTGTCCACCAACTATAAAAAAAAGTACAGCAAAACCTTATACAAAGGTAACTTGGTTACCAGATTACAAAAGATTCGGCATAGATGGACTTACAGATGATATGTTTAATTTCTTCAAGAAAAGAATTTATGATATTAGTGTAATAACAGATAAATCTGTTAAAGTAGAATTTAATGGTGAAACACTTCAAAGTAAAAGTTTTGAAAATTATATGGATTCATATATCGGTCCTAAAACTGATGCTAAACGCGTTTTTGAAAAAGTAAATGATAGATGGGAAGTAGGTGCGTGTTTAAGTCCTTTAGATGAGTTTGCGCAGGTATCATTTGTGAATGGTGTAAACACGTTAAAAGGTGGTAAACATGTTGATTATATTTTAAATCAAATAATTAAAAAGATGACTATTTATATTGAGAAAAAGAAGAAAGTCAAGGTAAAATCAACAACAATTAAAGAGCAACTAATGTTATTTGTAAATTGTGTTATTGAAAATCCAAGTTTTGATTCACAAACAAAGGAATGTTTGAATACACCTTTATCAAAATTTGGCTCTAAATGTCAGGTAAGTGATAAATTTATTGATAAGTTAGCAAAAATGGGTGTTATGGATGCTGCGTTAAGTTTGAATGAATTGAAACAAAATAAGGCGGCAAAGAAAACAGATGGAAGAAAGAGTAGAAATATTAGAGGAATTCCAAAGTTAATGGATGCTAATTGGGCAGGTGGTCCAAGATCAGCAGACTGTTCGTTAATTTTATGTGAGGGAGATTCAGCAAAAGCAGGAATTGTTTCAGGTTTAAGTAAAGACGACAGGAATGCGTTTGGAGTATATCCCCTCAAGGGTAAATTAATGAATACGTTGGACCAAAATCAAATTAAAATTAATAATAATAAAGAGATTACAGATATTAAAAAGATTTTAGGATTACAAACAGGAAAAGAATATAAAAAAGACGATATTAAAAAGGCTTTGCGATATGGGAAAGTTTTAATTATGACGGATCAAGATTTGGATGGAGCACACATTAAGGGTCTTACATTAAATATGTTTCATAGTCAATGGAAGAGTCTAGTTGAAATTCCAAATTTATTTGGATATATGAATACTCCAATTCTTAAAGCAACAAAAGGTAAAAAAGTGAAATCATTTTATAATGAGAGTGATTATGAGAAATGGAAAGCAAAAAATGAAAATGGAAAAGGTTGGAAAGTTAAATATTATAAAGGTCTTGGTACGTCAACATCTAAAGAATTTAAAGAATATTTTGGAAAAAAGAAATTTATTATGTTTCAACATACAGGAGAAAACAGTGATAATGCGTTAGATAAATGTTTTAATAAAAGAAGAGCAGATGATAGAAAGGATTGGCTTTCAGGATATGATAAAGATAGAGTGTTAAATCCTTCACACGACATTGTTACGATTCAAGATTTTACAGATAATGAGCTTATTCACTTTTCGAAATATGATTGTGAACGCAGTATTCCTTCGGCAGTAGATGGAATGAAAACAAGTCAAAGAAAATGTTTATTTGCGGCTTTTAAGAAGCCGTTACATAAAGAAATGAAAGTAGCACAATTTGGCGGATATGTTAGTGAAATTAGTGAATATCATCATGGTGAAATGAGTTTATATGGAACAATTGTTGGAATGGCTCAAGAGTTTGTGGGAGCCAATAATATTTCAGTATTACAACCAAATGGTCAATTTGGAACAAGATTATCCGGAGGAAAAGATTCTGCAAGTGAAAGATATATCTTTACACAATTGAACGCTATTACTAGAAAAATTTATCCAATAGAAGATGATCCTTTACTAGATTACATCAATTATGATGGAACTATTGCAGAACCAACACATTATCTTCCAATTATTCCTATGACTCTAACGAACGGAGGAAAGGGTATTGGAACCGGATTTGCTTATGAAGGATTATGTCACAATCCTCTAGATTCTATTAAATATTTAAAGAATAAACTGAATAACAAACCCACCGATAAAAATATTATTGAACCATATTACGAAGGATTTAAAGGAACTATTCATAAGGAAGATGGGAAAAATTCTAAACGTTATATCTTTAAGGGTAAATATGAAGTAATTAGCCACGATACAGTTGTTATTAGTGAACTTCCAATTGGAAAATGGACTACAGATTATAAAGCAGATTTGGAAACGCTTATGGAAGATAAAGGAAAAAATGGTAAAAAGAAAAAACCAATTATAAAAAATTACAACGATTGTTGTACGGATGCTGTGGTAGAATTTAAAGTAAAATTTCACACAGGAGTATTACCTAATTTAATTTCTTCACAGAAAAAGGTATCTGAAAATGTAACATATTTTGAAAAAGTTATGAAATTAACAACAAGTAAAACACCTAATTTATGGATGTTTAATGAAAAACAAAAACTTAGAAAATATAATGATGTATATGAAATTATTGATAAATATTATCCAATTAGATATCAGGGATATGTAGATAGAAAAGAATATCAAATTAAGAAATTAGAACGTGAGTTGGTATTAATTAGTAATAGAGCAAGATTTATTAAGGAACAATGTGATGATGTTATCGACCTGCGAAAGAAAAAGAAAGCGGTTGTTATTCAATTATTAAAAGACACAGGATATGATGTTTTGGATGGAGATGAAGAATATAAATATTTGAGAGAAATGAGACTTTCCATGGTGGAAGAAGAAAATTATACTAAACTTATGGAAGAACTTGAAAACAAAAGAAAAGAGTTAGACACGTTGAAAAAGACAACAATCGAACAAATGTGGTTGAGAGAATTAAATGATTTAGAAAAAGCATTGGCTAAATATAAAAATGATAGAAAGGTTCGTCAGTTTGGATTAGGAGCAAAGATTAAAAATGGTAAGAAGAAAGGTAAGAAAGGTAAAAAATAAATATAATAAGTAATAATTAATAATTATATTTAAAAAAATTTTTTTAATTCTAAAACGTTATTACTGTATGTTGATACAGGTCGTCGTATAGGAACGGCTAAGTTACTAACATCATTTTTATAATTAATATAACCTTGTGCTTCGCTACAAATTTGAGGAATACAATAATTACAAACAATTTTATTTAAAGCCTCAACTTGAGCGGTTATATTTATATTATTATTAGCTGAATGTTGTAAATAAATACTTCTCATAATAATTTTAATAGTATCTTCATCTTGATATCCTATTTGATATCGTCCATTTGAATTATTATAAACACCTTGAATAATGCTTCGTTGTATAATAATAATGTTTCCTTTTGAAAAAAATACTTTAGACAACAAATTATCTTCTAAATTCCCAGTAAGAGCATTTCTATAAGAAGTAATATTTTGTTCAATAGGAATTTTATCATATAAATTAAATACACTATTTGGGTTATTATTTAATATATTGACTCTTCCATTTTGGTAATCCATTTATATTACATAAACAAAAAAATATTATATTTTAAATTTATATATATATGAGTTTTCAACGTAATGTTTTAACTATTGCTATTGTATTATTTGTATTACTTTTATTATTTATAGCAAGCATGATGAATAATGCTAAAAATAATCAAGCATATCCACCTGAACTATCAGCTTGTCCAGATTATTGGCAGGTACTTAATACTGGAGAGTGCCAAAATGTTAATAATTTAGGGAATGGATTAACAAAACCCATTGACTTTTCAAAAAAAACTTCAGTAGAGAGATGTAAATGGGCAAAAGATTATGGCATTGAATGGGATGGAATATCAAATGCTAGTCCAAGATTATGTTAATTTGATATAATATAATAAAAATTTATATCAAATGGAAATATACAATCTACCTGAAGATTTAGAAAAAATAATATTTTCTTATATATCACATAAAGATTTATCATTATCTAATAAGTATTACTGGAAACAGTATTATAATGAAACTTATACCAATAAATTGGAATCAAGTTATTGGAGATGGATATTGCGTAATGATTACTATTTCATATTTAATCAATATTTAACGAATAGTTTATCTTATTTTTTGAAAGAAAAAAAAATAATCTATAAAAGTCAAATATACCCAAGAAAATTAGAACTTGTTAATTATTTAATAAATTATACTTTTGATTCGCAAAAATGCAAAATAGTGTTAAATAAAATTATGAAAAGTCACGGATTAGGATATAAAAAAATAAGGGTAAAGTTAAATAAATGGAACAATTAGATATGAATTTTTTATTAAATAGACAAGAATCGGAGAAAGTATTTAGAGATGCATTAGAACATTTTGAAAAAAATAAAAAAAATCAACTTGTAAAACGTGGAATTTACTTATACGGACCCCCTGGATGCGGAAAAACCTTATTTGTTCAAAAAATATTAAAAAATATGAGCTATGATATTATAAAATATGATGCTGGGGATGTAAGAAATAAATCTATTGTGGAAAAAATTACTAAGCATAATATGAGTGATAAAAATGTATTAAGTCTTTTTCAAAAAAAAACAAAAAAATTAGTTATCATGATGGATGAAATAGATGGTATGAATAGTGGAGATAAAGGTGGTATTAATACTTTGATCAAATTAATAAGACCAAAAAAAACCAAAAAACAAAAAAAGGAAGAAACGACTATGACCCCAATAGTTTGTATAGGTAGTTGTCATATAGATAAAAAAATTAAGGAAATGATTAAAATTTGTGTATCCATTAAATTAGAATTACCTACTAATAACGAAGTTAATAAAATTATAGGAATGCTTATGCCAAAATTAGAAAATGAATTGAAAGAAAAAATGGTTTTATACATAGATGGTGATTTAAGAAAATTAAAATCAACATATGATATTTATAAAAATCAAGAAAGTATATTAAAAAATCAACTAGTTCAAAATATGTTTCAACAAAAAAATTATAATGAGGATGTTAAAAATATAATTAAAAAACTCTTAAATAATAATTATAATTTGGACCAGCATAATGAATTAATGAATGAAACAGACAGAACAAGTGTTGGGTTATTATATCACGAAAATATTATTGATGTTTTAGAACATATTCCCAAGGAAAATGCGATACCATTTTATAATAAAATATTAAATAACGTTTGCTTTTCAGATTATATAGATAGAATTACATTTCAAAAACAAATATGGATATTTAATGAAATGAGTTCATTAATTAAAACATTTTATAATAATCATCTTTATCAAAAAGAATATGGAGAGAAAAATATCATATTTAATCCACCAAATGTAAGATTTACAAAGGTACTAACAAAATATTCTACTGAATATAATAATAGTATATTTATACAAAATCTTTGTAAACAACTTAATATGGATATCAAAGACATGTTTTCTCTTTGGATTGACCTAAAAAATAAATATACTATTGAAGAAATTATAGAATTATTTGATAATGAAAATTACGAAATCAGTAAATTAGATATAAATAGAATTTACAGATTTTTAAATATATTAATTTAATAACCACTTACAAATTTTTCAAGACCTGAACTAGTTCTATCACCGTCAAACTCTTTTGTATTATCTTGTCCATCAATTAGTAAAATACTAGGAAAACCTTGTATTTTATATTTTTCTAGATCATCTCCCGCTTCATTGCGTTCGACTTTTTTTATTTCCAATGGACCATCATAACTTGAGGCAAACTTATCCCATTCAGGTGTAAATTTTTTACAATGACCACAACCATTCATATGAAAATAAACAAGTTTTTTGGGATTAGAAAAATTTTCTAAAGAAGAAGAATAATATTGATACTGTAAAAGCTGTATCAAATATCTAACACCCACAACAATTATTAATCCCAAAGCTATTTGAACCATTGGATTTAGTTTAGTAAATTTTTTTCTTAAAATTTTTAGCCAACCAAGCATTATAAATAATAAAAAGATTAAATTTTTTTGTAAAATTCCAATAATTTTTTATCTCTTATAAATAATTTACACTTTAGTTTTGTTTCACGTACAAAATTTGGATTGGGATTTTTAAGCAATAGTCTCTTATCAAACGTATTATACTGGTGAGCAAATACTAATATTGCCTTTATAGGATTTAATTGTATTAGTGGAACTGTATAATTTTTTAAAAAATGTTTTTCTTCTGCTAATTCTGCTTCATCGTCGTAGCTTGTTTGGTTTAACAATTCACGTTTAAAGGCAAAAGTTCCAGCGGTTGCGTGTTGTGGTCCATATGGACCAAATTGATAGATTTTATCTAAATCATTAAAATATATATAAACAATACTGCTACCAGCGGCTAAAGCTTTGGGCTGAGATCTTAATCTATTTACAGCATGATTAACTCTATCTGGAGGATAATAATCGTCATCATCCATATATACAATAATTTCTCCTTTTGTTTTTTCATGCATAAAATTTCTTTTTCTCCCTAGTTTCATTTTTTCATTTATTCTAAAATACTTAACACTTTGAATATCCTTGAATAAATCTTCCACACTATCATCCCCATCATCCACTACAATCCATTCCATTAATTCTTTTGGATAATTCTGTTGTTTGTAACATTCTATTAATTGTGGTATAAATTTTCTCCTATTATATGTTGGCGTACATATACTTACAAATGGCTTTCCATTCGGACTAACTTTTTTCTTTTTACGTTGTTTTTTCCCCATATTAATATTATTAATAGACAACAGATACATTTATATATATTTCGTATATATATATAAATATAAAACAATTAATTACACAGCCGATGAGAACATATCTCCAAATCCTATAATACCTATTATCAAAGCAAATATTTCAACACCAAAACCACCTACTAACCAAGCAATATAATCATATTCACGTGTTATTTTTTGTGATGATGAAGAAAAACCTCCTCCCATAAATCCCCATATACTTATTCCCCACGACAAAAATAATAATAATAACCACCAAAATTTATATCTTTTTAAATATATTTTAAATGTTTCTAATGTTGAAGTATAATCTGAAGAAAGTAAATAAACATCTTTGTAAAATAAACAAAGATGTGATGGCCAATTCCCACCTAGAAATATTGATAAACACGAACATATTAAGAAAAAAGGCATTAAAATAAATTGGTTATTTATAGAAGCCCAAATTAATCCTATAGTACTAGATATAAAGGTTAAAGGTATTGTTAATAATACTAATAACGGTAATATATGTGTAATAGTTAAAAAGTCCCAGAATTTATCAACAGAAAGAGAACCTGCTCCTTTACTTATTTCTAAGTCTTTGAACCAAACATCATTCATTATACTTGCGAATTTAACACCTACCCATCTTACAAATGAAAAATATGTAATAAAATAATTACCGAACCCCTGTATTAATGGATTATCGTTCTTAGCAGCAGAGTGGGGAAAACCTGGTAAACTAGTATTTGTAAATCCTGCTTCTGGTGCTGAAGACGGTGGCCCTGCTTCGTCAACTGGTCGCCCCCCTCTTTGATATTTTCTACTTCCTCCCCTTTGTCTTTGTCCTCTTTGTCTTCCAGCACCTTTCTGTTGAGAATCTGCTACCGATTTAGAAAATTTTTGTTCTCTCTGATTTTCTTGTTTAATAAATTGCTCTCTAGTAAGTTTCGTATAAGGTATACTACCTGGTTCACTTGGTAGTTTTAACTTTAAATCGGCTCGCGGACCGAATGCTTTTTTTAATTTATTTAAAAGACTTGATGAAAAATATATACTAATTGGTATACAAATTATAGTTAATACACTAAAAAATATAGTGTAAGCTATTTTTGTTCCACGTTTCATAGGTTTAGGTTTTTTTTTCTCTTTCTCTTCTTCTTCTTTTTTTTTTGCTTCTTCCTTTTCTTGTCTTTGTTTGTTTTCTTCTATTTTTTTCTTTTCTTCATTTTCTTTATTTCTTTTTTTTATCTCATATTTACTATCATCATACATTTTATTAAATAAATCAGGTTGCAAACTAAATCCACTTTGAGTTTCACTTTTTACCATATTTTATATATATATCATTAAATATTAAAAATATACTTAAAAGTTCCCTTAAATTATCTATTATAATGAAAATTATTACTACCCCTCAATTGGATTTTCAAAGTGTTTTAATACGTCCTAAAAGAACAACTATTTCTTCCCGTAGCCAGGTTGATTTATTAAGAAAAATATCATTTCCACACAGTACTTTATCTTGGGAGGGTGTTCCTATTATAGCAGCAAATATGGATACTACCGGAACTTTTGAAGTTTATGACGAATTGGTCAAGCATAAAATGATTACTTGTTTTAATAAGTTTTACAATTTAAATGATTATAAAAATAGATTTACGTTATCGCCTCTAGATCCTAACTATTTTATGATTTCTTGTGGAATAAATGAAAGTAGCTTTAGTAATTTAAATGATGTAATACAATTTACAAATGCTAAATGGATTTGTATTGATGTTGCTAATGGATATATGGAACAAGTGGTATATTTTTGCCAAAAAGTAAGAGCATCATTTCCAGATAAAATTATAGTTGCCGGAAATGTAGCCACTAGAGAAATGGTCGAAGAACTTATTATTAATGGTAAAGTAGATGTCGTTAAAGTAGGAATTGGTCCAGGTTCCGCTTGTCTAACTAGATTAAAAACAGGAGTTGGAGTTCCACAGTTAAGTGCTATTATAGAATGTGCTGATGCTGCTCATGGATTAGGTGGTTTTATTATAGGAGATGGTGGAATTACTTGCCCCGGTGACATGTCTAAGGCCTTTGGAGGAGGAGCAGATTTTGTTATGTGTGGTGGAGTTTTTGCGGGACATGATGAAAATCCAGGAGAAATAGTAGAAGAAAATGGTATTAAATATAAATTATTTTATGGAATGAGTTCTCAACACGCAATGGAAAAACATTATGGTAAAATGGCAAATTATAGGTCAAGTGAAGGGCGATGTATTAAGATTAAATATAAAGGTCCGTTGGAAAAAACAGTATTGGATTATTTAGGTGGAATTAGATCTACTTGTGCTTATATAAATGCCCATAAAATCAAACATATGAGTAAATGTGTTACCTTTGTTGTTGTGTCACAGCAGTTGAACACACATTTAGTAAAATAAAATATATCTTTTAATTATATATAATGTTAGCTATAATTAATATATTATTGATAGTAGGAATATTGTTATTTATATTATATAATATTTATGTTGATACACGTAATTGGTCTAATACAGGGAGTTTTATAGAAGGCATGGATAATAACGAAGACAAAGTTCCACAGAAAGGGACCTTCATTTCAAACGAAGGAAAGAAATGGGAAAACCAAATACCTTTTAAAGTAAGCAAAAATATATATGTTTTCGGTGGGTTTGATGGAGGTTGGTTCAAGATGGCGTCGGTCGATTCAAATGGAAAATTTATTGAAAACCGCCATACTAAGGAGTGTAACTCTATTAATGAACTCACTATTGAGATTTGGAACTCTGCGAATAAAGGCGGAGATTATAAAGTAGAAGATATAATATTAGAACCAGTAACTCCTACACAAACTGACCTAATGGGCGCCGGTTCAGCAGAAACAGCTATGAATAATGAAGTAAGTTCAAGGGCTGGAACAGCAGTTCCTCCTATGGCTTCTAATGTTCCTCAAAATTGCAAGACAGGATGTATCGCACCTACTGGACCAAATGGAAACTGTAAAGTAATTCAAAAAGATGGCGTTGAAAAGAGAGAATGTTATTATGGATGTCCTAATCCTACATTTAAAAGAGGAGACACTGTAAATTGTGCTTATGATAAAGATTGCAATAGTTGTGGGACTGTATTATTTAACCCGGACGCACCACCAGATATGCCTGGTCAAAGACCAGGTGGATATTGTCCCCCGGGACAAGATTGTGACCCCAATAAGGGACATCCTGCTGGTGGTAATAATAATTTCTACCCAAATGACCCTAATTCTTGGGTTGGGGATAGAATTGATGTACCTGGAATCCAAAAAGCACCTGGATTACATCCTTCGGGGAATACTTTTTCTTATTCTAATAACAATTCTCAATCAGCTGCTGCAAGTGTATCTAGTCATTCCTTATTTGATGAAAACATTATGAAACAAGTATTGGAAAAAAAAGATTTAATACCAAGTAATATCAATAAAAATAATGAAGAACAGTCTTTTAATTTAAGAGTTGGTAAAAATTTTATGGTAAATACCGCAACTATTAGAAACTTTGCATTACCAAATATTGAAAATCAAGATTATATTGAATTGGGTAGAATAGTCAAAAATATTAAAATTAGAGAAAAAGATCCACGGGAGAAAGACCAAGTTAAGGCATTATATAGTAAATTAAATGTATTTGTTTTAGAATTATTAACAGATAGTAGTTTAGATATGTCGCAATATGATAATAGTGGAATGCCTGATCAATTAAATAATAAAACTCGCACAACTGGTATGTTTGGTGAAAATAGTAATTCTTTATTAAAAAAAAGCGATACTCATGAAGAACCTGGTAGCTTTCGCCAGTGCCGTGGGAAGATAAAATGTTATGATTCAATTTGGGGTTTAAACTAATAAGTATTTAGTAAAATAATATATTTATAAATTATATATGTTATTTCACATGTTTTTATTAATATCAATAATTTTTACATTGTTTTTCTTTTATACTGATGTAATGAATAAGATTAGTACAAATAAACCATTTGCGGAAGGAATGGATAATCCTGAAACAGAAGAGCAACCTACACCTGATGAAACTAATAGTTCTTCTTCTCAGGATAGTAATTCTTCTGCTGAATCTAGTAGTTCTTCTGCTGAATCTAGTAGTTCTTCTGCTGAATCTAGTTCTTCTTCTCAGGATAGTAGTTCTTCTACTGAATCTAGCAGTTGTGTTAATGGATTTGTAAAAGATGATAAAGGTGTAGTTGTGTGTAATAAATTTACTGGATGCAATGATAAAATAAGTTGCCAGAAAAAATATCCCAATGTAATTATGAACAATTGGACGATATCAGAAAATGGAGAAAAAACAACAACGAATGGATATGAAGAATCTAATGTTGGTTGTGCTAATTATATGAAACGGGGATGTGATATAGAATCGTATTCTCCAGATCCTACTGGTATGGTTTCTCAAGAAAGCCCTGATGTTACTCAACCTATGCCCCCTTCCGAAACATCTTTAAATAGTGCTTCAAATGGCTCTACAGATAATTTACAACAAAATACATCTATTCCAGAAGTTCAAAGTCAAAATGATCAGATGTATCAAACACCTGTTTATCAACAAGCTGTAAATCAAATTAGTGGTAAAAATGCCCATTATCAAATGGCTAATGGAAATTTAATTTCCACTCCTACAGGAAATTGTCCAAATGGATGTAAAGCACCCCAATATGATAATGAAAAATGTTCTAATGAAATAATAGGTGGTAAGGCGTATAGAAATTGTCCGTGGATAGGAGAAGGATCAATAAATGATTCTATGTGTAAAGATTGTGGATCAGTGTTGTTACCAAAGAATATTCACGGTTATGCTAGAACAAGGGCAGGATTATTTAATAACAATACGGTTAATAATTTATTAGTCGGTAAAAATTTCAATAAAGAACCAAATAATCCTAATATAAATTATAAAAATATAGGCTTTGAATTTATGAAGGAATTATCTATGGCTAGGAATTTTACTTTACCGCATATTAGTGAAAGGGATTATACTAGTATTGGAAAAGTTGTTAATAAATATCAATTAGATGAAATATCTAGTGTTTCGGGTAAAAAAGAATTAATAGATATTATAAATGATGTATTAAATACAGGTAAATTACCTAATACTTTAAATTCAAATAAAGATGAATATAATTTACAAAATACATTACATATAGTAGGTAATGATTCTAAGGATGAACGAACTGAAAAAATAGTTAAAGGATTAATGGGATCAAATGAATACTATAATTCTTCAGGAAAATTAAATAAAGAAAGAAATTCAGATAATCGATTAGGTGGTTCAAGTAAATTATATAATAAAAAAGTAAATAATCAAAGTGCTTATACAAATAAATATAGACCAGTTGATCCTAGAAAAAAACCTAAACCATATGATTCTATTTGGGAATTATTTAGTCAATAAAATTGATATAGAATGATAATTACAAATTTATTTATAACGATGGATAATTTTGTAATAAGAAAAAATCCTAAGCCACAGGAAAATTTAGAAACTATTAATGTTTACACAGATGGTGCGTGTTCAAATAATGGTAAGCCAGATGCTAGAGCAGGTTTTGGTATTTGGTTTGGAGATGGTGATAAAAGAAATACAAGTGAAGCATTTACTGGGTCACAAACTAATAATCGAGCCGAGTTATTGGCTATTATAAAAGCATTAACTATTTTACGTGAAGATATTGAAGAAGGAAGACCTATAATGATTTATAGCGATTCATCTTACTCTATTAGATGTTGTACAAGTTATGGTGAAAAAATGAGTAAAAAGGGATGGGTTCAAAAAGGAAAAGATATCCCAAATAGGGAAATAGTTGAAGTAGCATATAATTTTGTAAAAAAATACAAAAATATACAATTTACACATATAAAAGCACACACAGGTTTGGAAGATGAACATTCTATAGGAAATGATCACGCAGATAGATTAGCCAATATTGCGATAGGAGTGGAAAGTTGTCCATATCAACGTATCAAAAATAAAATATATTTAAATGTTCCATATGATGAAAAAGATGAGGCAAAAAAAATGGGGGCAAAATGGGATAAAAGTAAAAAACGCTGGTATACAGAACCCAAGAACAAGTATAAAGTTCAAATGATGGGTCGGTGGGGATTGGAAAATTGATAAATAAGATCCTTAAATAAATTTTTATTATTATAACAATGTCGAATTATTACAAAGTTAAAACTAACAAATTAAATGTGTCTCAGTATAGGTCATATGTTATTAAAAAAAATAATTATTGGATAACCAAGCCAGTTTTGATAATGGATATATATAATTGTTATCCTGATACTAATAAATGGGTTCATTCGAATCATCCGTTGGTTAATAAAAATATAGGTTTTTGGATAAATAAAACATATATTTGTATTGGTTATAATATTAGTGATGTTTTTCGTCCAATATTTAACTATAGACGTGAAAACCTACTTTATGGTGTAAGAAGAGATATTGTAAAATATGCTAAAATATTATCCTCAAATTCCAGGGATTATTTATATAAAAAAGAAATAATGAAAATGTATAATAAAAAACTACCTATTGAGATTGTTGAACATATTGCTAATTATGCTTGGGATATTATGTTACTTTTAAAATAATGTAGGATGCATTTTGATTGGTTCCATCATTCCTTCACCCGTTCCAAATATAATCCTTGATAAAAAAAATGTAATAAATCCCGCTAAAGAAGAGATTAAAATAGTAGCAAACAATTTATGTGGAAAATCTGGTAAAAATACAGTATAATCATGTTCGTTCATATAATCTCTAATTTCTACTGTAAATCCGGATATAATACCAATAATAATAGAATTAATGACCCATGCTTTCCACATAGTAGTTCCTCTAAATTTAAATAAAGGTGTAAATAAAATCATCCTTTATATATTAATAATAAATTATCTAGCGTTTAATAATCCTATTCGACCACCTTGAATAATAATAACGTTATATCGTTCTTCAAAAATACGCAAATCGAAATTATATTGATTTAATATAGCACTTGTTTTTCTAAAGCCTATAGCATTACCATTTAAATCGCATATATATTCAACGTTGTTTCCACTTGAATCTATGGGTACTTCTATAGTATTAAACTCAAAATAAACTTTTTTGAATTTGTTAACATTCATAGCACCAGAAGGTTGATATACTCTTCTGTTACTATCTAAACAAAAATTATAAGAATAAAGACCATCTTTAGATCCACCAGTTGTTCTCATATATTTTTCAATATATTGATACACACCTGCATCTAATAATTTTTCTCTATAAATACCGTCCATCGTAATTCCTAACTCTAGTAAAATATTTTTTAAATTAACAGGATACTCTTCAGAAACATTATTACCATTTTGGTCAATATAAGTTGACCCTATATTTCCTGTAAATTGGTGATATGCTGGATTAGGCAATTCGTTATTATTAATAGGTGTTATAGATTGTGGTATTATATCTTTATACGGCCAGTTTGTATAATTAGACCAGTCATTTCGCAAGTAAGCATCACTTCTACGAAATCTCCACATATAATTGCTTACCATATCTTTACTTTCAATTTCTACTATTTTACTTCCTGCTACATCGAAAAAATCATAAGTATAAATTTGTTTATACAATATTTTATGTTCTTTAGAAGCAAAAACCCTTCTTTCGTCTTGTCCTAAAAATACATAAGTTCCCATTAAATGAACATCAACATTCCACTCCGTAATATTTTTATTGTATTTCGATGTATCTGCCTTTAAGTCGTATGGTGCTTGTAAAAATCTCCATAATTGATGTTCTAACACATTTTTATTCGGTTTCATTCTATAACTTAATCCAGATACTTGTTCAGGTATTTCATTAACGTTATTAATGGTGTATAAATCAATAAGAGGTTTTAGTTCTATTTTAATAGAAATCTCTTGATATTGTAATGCTACTAATGGTAGAGCCATTTTGCTACTATTGCAAAAGAAAGCATCTATTGGTATATATAATTGTCTACCTCTTATTGATGGTTCAGGACTTAATCCATTTTCTGTAAATAATGTATTGGGATAACTATTTATATTACCATTAGCGTTATCTGGTGAATGTAATTCTGGTATATTCCCAGTCATTCTATTCCACAAATCTTTTTTTTCACTAGAAAAATCACGTTCTTTCATACAATTTAAATATTCACCGCTATATTTTGCAAGAGTTGTTCCGCTACTAAAAATTTCAATTTCTTCAATCATATTTGTTCCTAATTCTTCTATCCATTTAAATTCATAAGGGGCATATTCGTGTCCATTTTTATTTACAACACCTTCTTCTGTTTCATAATGATATATTGGACTATAAATGGTAGGTAAATTGAGAACTAAATACGTATCGTACAATAAGTCAGCTGGTCTATTTACCTTGAAATTTAATATTGTATTTGTATTTAATTTCAAATTTTTTGTTCCATCATAATCTATTCTAAATCTTTGTAATCCAAAATTAGTATATTTTTGATATGTTGCTTTAAAAAATGTTTTTTTTGGATTACCATTGAATAACAAATTTTCATTACCATATGCAATTAAATTCATTAAACCACCGGTCATATTTAAAATATTATAATATAATTATTTTAAATTTTAGTAGATATAAATCATTTATTTTAGCATTGTATAATTATTTATTGTATTTTCTATATATATATAAAATGAATACGGATATAACAGACAAAGCAATGAATGGAATAGAAACGGCTACTCAAAATTTTAAAAATATGCTTAAAGATAAAAATAAATGGCTTTTGATGTATTTAATATTAGTTATTGTTTTTATTGTATGGTTAATATTTTGGTATATTAGAAATAAACTTAGTTTATTAAATACTAATAATTTAAATATGATTTCTAATTTCGATTCCATAACAGGGTCAAAAATATCTAATATAAATAGTGCTAATGCTTCACATAAACACTTATTGAGAGATTATTATATGGCAAGTAGTTACAATAGTTGTTGTGGGGGAAATAGTGAAAAAGATTTTGTAGATATGGCCCCTTTACAAAAAGTCATTGGTCGTGGTGCTCGTTTATTAGACTTTGAAATATATTCTATAGACGGTGACCCTGTTGTTGCGGCAGGTCCAGAAGCAACAACAAATGGTAAATTTTGTTTAAAAGGGACTTATAATAGTTTATCTTTAAAAAAGGTAATGCAGCAGGTTAGAATGAGAGCATTTTCCGGTGGAGCTGGAGGAGCACCAAATCCTGATGACCCTTTAGTTTTAAGTTTTAGAATTAAAACTAATAATGGAAATATTTATAATTCTATGGCTAATATCATGCGTGAGACCTTTTCTGGAAAATTTTTATCTAGTAAATATAATTATGAAGGAAAAAATAACATTTCTGGTAGAGATGTTATTGGAAATATACCATTATTAGATTTAAAACAAAAAGTAATTATTTTTTGTAGTGACCCGAATTTTAATTTTAGGGATACACCATTCCATGAATTTGTAAATATTTCAGGAAAAGGTAAAGACGGTGCTGGTATGCCTTTTGCTAAAACGCATAAAAACATTGATATAGTACAAACATACGATTCAAAATCACTTATTGACGAAAACAAGAAGTTTTTATCCATTACTATGCCTGATTTTTCAAAAATTTCACAAAATCCTCCTGCTCCTATACATCATAAATTTGGATGTCAATGGGTAATGATGAATTATTCTGTTGTTGATGCTAATTTTATATATTATAACAACTTCTTTGCCTCATCCGGTTCCGCTTTCAGATTAAAACCGGACCACTTAAGATATTTTGAAACTATTTTACCTGATGCTGAAAAACAAGATAAACGATTAACTCTTGCTCCCAAGCAATTATCATTTCTTGGAGGTGCTTACAAACCTTTAGGTTAAATATTAATATATATTTTTTTTAGCAATATATATTAAGTAATGTCTTGTGATAGAAAAATGTCTTTTGAAGAATGTGAATTAGCAATTTTAAGAAGTGCGGTAGATAAAATTGGTTTAAAATCTGGGCGGAAAAAAATTAATAACCCTGAGATACAGGATATAATACAAATTGTAGAAGATTTTTTAAAAAAAACAAAACGTATTTGTTACGGAGGAACCGCCATTAATAATATATTGCCTTTGGAAGATCAGTTTTATGATAAATCTAGCGAACTTCCTGACTATGATTTTTTTTCTCCTGACCCATTAAATGATGCTAAAAAATTAGCCGATATTTATTACAAATTGGGATATACAGAAGTTGAAGCTAAATCTGGAATGCATGCCGGAACGTTTAAAGTGTTTGTTAATTTTTTACCCATCGCTGATATTACATATTTAGTTCCTGAACTTTACAAAAATATATTGAAATCTTCCATTAAAGTTAATGGAATTTATTATTCTCCTCCTAATTATTTACGTATGGCTATGTATTTAGAATTAAGTAGACCAGACGGCGATGTTAGTAGATGGGAAAAAGTGTTAAAGCGTCTTACATTATTAAATAAACATTATCCATTAAAAGGTAAATCTTGTAATTTAGTTGATATTCAACGTCTATTTCAATATGGGACTAAAAAAGTTCTTATGAAAGGTGGTAAAAAAGATAGAGTTCCTGATAACTTTAGTGAAGAAGAAGAATTTTTAGAAAATATTGAAGAACGAGTATTTCTTACTGTAAGAAATACCTTAATTAGTAGCGGGTGTGTATTTTTTGGAGCTTACGCTAATAGAATGTATTTGAAAGATTTAAAAAAATTTAGAAATAGAGATATACCTAAAGTTCCTGATTTTGACGTATTAAGTGAAGACCCCGAAACCACTTCACGTATGATACAAGAAAGATTGGAAGAAATAGGTATTCAAAAAATTAAAATAACAAAAAAATCAGGAATTGGTGAAATTATAGCACCACATTATGAAGTTAGTATCGGTCCTGAAACTGTTGTATTTATTTATAAACCTATAGCTTGTCATAGTTATAATATAATTAATATAGGTTCATCTAAAATGCGAGTAGCAACACTTGATACTATGTTAAGTTTCTATTTGGCTTTTATATATGTAAATAGACCATATTATGACCCTAATCGTATTTTATGTATGAGTCAATTTTTATTTAAAGTTCAAGAAAAAAATAGATTAAAACAGAAGGGTTTATTACAACGTTTCAGTATGAATTGTTATGGAAAACAAGAAACCATGGAAGAAATGCGTGAAGAAAAATCAAAAAAATATAAAGAACTTAAAAATAAAAAAAAATCAAAGGATTATGATTGGTATTTTTTGCGCTATTTGCCAAGAGAACACGATAAAAAAAATAAACCAAAAAATAAAAATAAAAAGAAAAAACGTAAAACAAAATCTAAAACAAGAAAAAAAAAGAAGAAGAGGGGGATATTAAGTAGATTGGGATTTGGAGGTCGTAAGACCCGTAAAAGAAGAAGGAAGAGGTCTAAAAAGGTTTCATGGAAATAATTTGGAGAGAAATATATTATTAACTCTTGAAATATTAGTTGTTTGTTTTATTTTTTATTAATTTTCAGTAAAAAATAAATTAATTATGTTTTTGTTTATCAAGATATTCTACATTTTTCTCTCCAAATATTTTTAAATGAAACTTTCTATTTTCTTTTCATATTAAAAAATTTTGCTTTACTAGGCGTACTATGTTTACACTTTTTAACACCAAAAATAAACTTCCATACACTAAAATGCTTGTTATATTCTGTCTTCTTTTCTAAATAATAGATACAACTACTTACTAGTATAAGACATAATGAACCTATAGCAATAATTTCTTGAATTATTTTAAGATTATTATCAAGTTTCTTATTTCCACTCTTAATTTTCGATAAATAATGTCTGTAATTTGAAATAAAGAAAAGCACCATTACTAAACATATTGAAATAACCGTTGGTATAATATCCATATGTGTAAAAAAATGAAAAATTATCCAAACAGCAAATGCCTTGGCAAGATTTATAAATGGATTAACGTGTTCTTTATCGGTGAAATCAATAGTAAAATAAATCATAAATAAAATTAATAAGTGTTTAGCAAGCATATTATCTAATAGAGTTTGGCTTTGACAACCTAACGTCTCTGCTAAAAAATTACCTGATATACTTAATACTAAAAGTAAAAGTGCTTTTATAATGGATTCCATCGCATCATTAGATACGTTATATTTTATAAGATTGTGAAATATTCCCATATATATAATTATAAACAATAAAATAATAAGCAATCTCTATAAAAATTATAAATTAATGGACTTAAATGATTATAAATTGTCGTGTTTTCAATAAAAGGATATATAAAAGAGACTATTAAATGTACATAAATAACCAAAAGAACGCATATTTTAACTATAAATTGTTTTAAACGCAAAAAAGCATAGTCCTTCATTTTCCATTCATTTACATAACTACAAAACTTACTTGTATTATGTAGCATAAAATTATGCATGTCTAAAGCACCTGTTAATAATCGACCATAATTATTTTTCTCTCTTTTAACAGAGAACATACCTTTTAAATTATTATATCCAAGTATTGATATATAAAGTATTTTCTTATCATAATCTTCTCTATTTTCAAATATATGGGGAATACCTCCGTCAATATAAAACTTGTTTTTTTCTTCATAACATAAGCTATTTTGTGTTACTAAAAAGGGCAAATGTGACGTTTTCAAAAGACAATTTAACAGATCTTCTTTATTTTTGTATTTTTTTCGTAATACTTGTGTTTTTTGTTGCGATTCATGATATACAATAAAAAGTTTACCATTTAATTCTTTTATATCTTCTTCTGAGATATTTTTCATTTTTCTCTCCAATATTTCTTTCAAAACACTAACATTCAAATTTTTTTTGAAACATTCGGTTAATAATACATAATCAGATTGAAACTTTTCTAATGTATTTGTAAAATAATAAAACCCACTAATAGCACCAATACTTGAACCTGATATTCTGTCTATTTTTATTTTTTTTTGTTTTTCTAATTCCTTTAAATATAATAAACACCCTATTTGATAACTACCATTTGCTGCTCCTGATTCTAAAACTAAATCAATTGTACCCAAATTCTTTTTTTCAGGTAGATTAACTACTAAATTCTTTATATGGTTGTTATCCATCTTATTATAAAAAGTATTTAAAATTATTTCGGTTATTATACTTACAATGAGTGGGAGATTATCTTGGGACGAGTATTTTGCTAAGATTGTAAAAGTTACCGCAGAACGTTCATCTTGTGACAGGTTACACGTAGGATGTTTGTTGGTAAATGATAACAGGATCGTGAGTCAAGGATATAATGGATTTTTGCCGGGATGCCCTCACACATCAGTTGTAAGAAATAATCACGAACAAGCAACAGTTCACGCTGAGCAAAATGCATTATGTGATTGTGCTAAACGTGGTGTTAGTTGTGCCGAATCAACCGCATATGTAACACATTATCCTTGTATTATTTGCGCGCGTCTTTTATTAGCAGCAGGAATAAAAGAAATTAAATATTTAGAAGATTATAAAAATGATGAACTTGTAAAAGTATTTGCTAATCAATTAGATGTGTCTATTATTAAAATATAACTAATAATGTTTTCTATCTATATATATATATATAATATGCCTCTTTCAGCAGCACAACAAAATGCGATATCTTCGGCGCGTGCACGGGCGATATCTGGTCTACAAAATTTCTTCAACAATAATATTTCTACATTAAATATCAATATAAACGATGTTAATCAAGCGGAACAAAATATAGCAACAATTGAAAATATTGCTAATTGGGAAAAAAATCAAATAGGGTGGTGGGAATGGTTTACAACACTGATGACGCGAAGCGGTCACGATTCTTTAGATGGTTTTATAGTTCCAAAATTTCAACAGTTGATCCATATCCTGAAAAGTATTGGTGAAGTCAATGTGATGGTTCAAAATTTGTTAAACAAACAAAATAAGACAGAAGAGGAAAAACTCCACCTCTCTGAGCTTGCTGGAAAAATGCAAGGGTTATTTGAGAGTTTACTTAATCACGCTAGTTATTATATTACTGATACTACATTGTCGGATGATGTGTCACCTAATAATCAAGCAGCGATTACCCCTGAATTACCTTTGTTGGACATTTTTACAGCAGCGGATGATATTAATACACCATTTGTCGGTCTTTTGAGAACATCCTTTATGATACATAATGCCGAGGCAAAGGTAAGTGGTCTACTTGCCGTACAACATGCTATAAAACAAAATATGAACTATTTCGAAATACCTACTAGAATAAAACTTAAATTAAATGAGGCTATGCTAGAAGCGGTCCAGCAAGGAGAACCTATCACAGTGTTACAGGGTTACATAACTAATTCTCGCGCCAATTTGAGACAGGGAGGCTATATACCGGCAGAGATTTATAAAGACCGCAGACTGAGCGTAGCTACAGAAATACAAGACAAACTAACCCAAATACACAATAATCGCGGAAACCTAGGGTTACCTAATACTATAGGTTATCCAGCAGTAAATGCGTCTCTACAACAAAAGGATGTAGTATTATATCTACAGAGATGGTGTAATCAGGGGAAAGGTGTTAATGTTCGTGCCGAAATAATGGATGCTAAACTCCAAAGTATTTTAGATGCTTTAACTGATGGCAACGCGAATGATTATAATGAAAGAGTACGAAAGTTGATAAAATATATAACATTATCTTCACCTAACTCGGTGCCCATGACCAAAGAACAATTTAGTGAGCAAATTGTAACGCGCGGCCCAGGAGACATTCATACACCACAAGGCATGTCTAAGGATGATGATGATGAAGACGTTGAAATGAAAGTGTCTCCAGACGATTTATATAATGATTATATTACTACCTGGCACGGGTCTATATGGAGGACACGACAAAACCTGTACGTTGCAAACCCAGTCCAGGGTGGTCCACCACGTATTCCAGGCCCACTTCTTAACTCTCTTGGATTGGATGAAAATGGCCACCAAATTTTACCATTACCAACTATGGAAACTAATTTATTATCTGTTTTCCATCCTGCCCAAGGTGCTAATATTTTACAAGGTATTTATCTGCATCCCCAAAATATTAATGGCCAAATAATAGGAGGAAGAAGAAAATCAAGGAGAAGACGTAGAAAAAGAAAAAAGAGAAAATCTAGAAAAAAGAAGGGAGGAAGAAAAACAAAATCCGGTAGAAAAAGAAAATCACGTAGAAAGAGAAAGAAGAAGACGCGAAGAAAAAAGAAAAAACAATAATTAGTAAATATATTCTATTATAAATAAATTATATTTCACTTATTTGTTTAGTTAATTTAGTTAATCCATAAAAAACGAGACCAAACGCGGAAGTTTTAAATAAATATCCAGAGAAACTGGGATTTCCATCTCTGGAAAACAAAGAAGGAATATTTTTGGCTAGGGTTTTTTGAAAAATAGGTAATTGAAAAAAGAAAAATAAGATCATAACGATAACAGGAGTTTGTAATTCATCATATAATACGTCAAGTCTATCTTGTTCTACTTTTTTATTTTTACTTTGGTCAATGAGCGTTTGAAATTCATTATCATTATCAATATAATTTGTATTATTGGTCTTGGGAATATAATTGGGCTGTATTTGTTCATCTTGAGTAATATGATTATTATTAGTAGATAAATCACGACTGGGTAATCCTGTGGCGCCTTGTGCCTGTTGTAATCCAGCTACAATTTGTTGTATGGATTCCTGACTTAAGTCAGTAGAAGAATTAGGAACCATTATAGGTTGTTGTGTAGGTGGGTTTTTTATTTTCATATTAACAGCAGCTTCGGTATTTTGTTCAACTCTGCTAACAACTTGATTTTTAGTAACTTCATTGGGTAAAGAAGAAATTGCTGTAGCCATTATATATAATAATACTTAATATTGGTATATTATGTATTATTACGCAAATTGAACAATTTTTTTATTATTATCACATTTTTCAATTTCCTCTTCAAAATTATAGCATTTATTTTTAAATCTAAAGACTTGATTTTTAATTTTATTAATTTCAGGAGCATGAAATACTAAACAGTCCCTTTCTTTACACACTCTTCTAAATAATGTTGCCAAACCTAATCCCAATAAAATACTGATAACAATTCTACCAACATCGCTATATATAAGTCGTTTTAAGTTCATATATAATAATTGGATATTATTTATTGTATATTATAAGAGCGAATTTTAGTTTCATCTTTAGGACAATCTATTTCTATAGATTTAAAATGGAAACAATTATCTGCTTTATCTTGGTATGTTATTTTATCTTCGTTATCTGGAGTAGGATATACGTATATGATTTTCATTTTAGGTAAAGAAATATATACAATAAATAATCCAATTGCCAAACTAACTAAAAATATTGGGAAACTTATAAATTTCATATACTATACCTTTTGATTTTTTTTAGCGTTGAAATTGAGTAATTTTATTACCAAAAGTAATAATTTTATTTTCCAAACTATATTTTGAAGGATTAAAAATAAAGGTATCCATCATTTTCTGTTTTTTAAAGCCTTTTTGAAGATTATTTTCAATAGTATCTAAATAAGTAACGTGATATTTTTCATTTCTAATAGAATTTTGAACAGTTTGTATTTCATTTGTTAAAAATTCAAAATTTTCTTTTAATTTGGATAGATTAGGGTCACTTCTATATATTTTTACATTTTTTTTGTATTGACTTATCAAATTATTGAGATGTTTTACCATAACATCTACGTATTTCTTTCTATTTACAATATATTCACCATCTTCATTAGGTTCGGGTTTTTGTTTTAAAGAATCAAATAATACTAAAGATTGGTCGCCAAGTTCAATTTCTTCATTTTGTTTATCAAACGCTTTTTTATAATTAACGAGTTGGTCTAAGCTTTCTGTTAATTGGTCTTTAATAGTTCTAAATTCATTTAAGACAACTTCTTCGTCACGTAAATTAAAGAGTAAATCTAACTTATATTCGGTTAATTCTTTTTTTAATTGTTGAACTTCATCTTTATAATAATCAATATATTCGGGCAAATACGCACTCTGTCCCATATAGATTTCAATATTTAAATTACATTTTTCAATGCAACCACATATAGCTGTTATTTTTCTTGTTTGACTAGAACCAACCTGTGAAAAGATGGTTCCTCCAGGTCCATTTTTACAATTAATGCATTTTCTATTTTTCATAAAATTTTGATATTTTTCTTTTTTTTTCTCTAAAGAAAGGGGGGGTTTAGAATTATTCCACTGTGTATGGGCGTCTCTCAATTTTTGGTCATACTCTTCTTTTAATTCATAATACTCTAATAATTTTTCTTCAAAAGAGTAACTAGATGTGGAAGGAGTTCTAGAAGGAGTTCTAGAAGGAGTTCTAGAATTAGGAGTAGATATCATCAAACTTTTTAATTTATTCATATCAGGGGTAGATACTTTATCCTGTTCTTTACTAATTTCTTTAGATGCGTCAATATCAATAGTTTTACCATCTTCTGATATATCTTCTTCTGTAATCCAGGGACTTTCATCGCTATCGCTCATTTATATTTAGGTTTTATAAAATTTTTTATGTAATAATTCAAAGGGACTTTCAAAATTAGGTAAATTTGTGATTGATTTATTATAAATTTTAGCTTTATCTGATTGTAACTGTCTAACTTTATTAATAAAATAATCCCGCTTAAGATTTTCTTTTTTTTTCTTTTCTTCAGGTCCTGGTTTCATTTTATATTTATATACTAATAATGCTGTTACACCAACCAAAAATCCAATAAACAGTGCTAAATTAAATAACTTGATATTAAAAGTTTCTTTATTTTTTTTACAATTTTTCAACGTTTCTCCTAAAAAATATTTAACCCCGGGTTCAGTTAATGTGGGTCTATAAGCCATTTAAATTATACAACTAAAATATCAAAAAATATTATACCTATTATCTATAAATGTCTCAAATAAGTCCAAGTACGAGTTTTACATATTTTATGACAATAACACTAGGTGCATTTGTAATAAAATACTTTGTTGCTAAAGGTTATAAAACACGAAATAGTGGTGGATATTTAGGATTAATTATTACAGTTTGTTATTTAGCAATAATAATAGGTAATCAATTATATATAAATTATCAAAATGCGAAAGATAAATGTGGTGGGACTCCACAACTAATCCCTGCTATTAATTACACATTAATTCCAAATATATTTATTTTTGGATTATTACTTTTAATTTTAATAATAATGCCTGGTTGGAAAGCACCATTTTCAAATACAATAGGATATGTTTGTGTATGGTTATTTGGAATAAACAATACTTTATTTAAAATATTAAAACAAGACGATGGTCAAAGTAAATTATTACAAATGGTATATGATGATCCATCGACATTAGTTAATGAAATAACACCAGAAAATTTTGACTTATTTATAGCAAGAATGGATGGTAAAAAAGGAGGAACAGATGAAATACCTGTAGTCAATGCGGTTCCAGTAGAAAAAGCAGCATTAAAAGGGGGTAGAAAAAAGCAACGTGGTGGTAATCGGTCAATATTAAATGCGAAATACCGAGATCATCTTCCAGAATTATATAAATTTGTTGTAATAAAAGATATGATATCAGAGATTTTATGGTATGGATTAGTTGGAAATTTAGTAATTAATACTTCAAATAGTTACATACAAACTATTAAGTGTAATAGAAATGCCGATGCTTTGAATTCATTTGTAGAAGATTCATTAAATAATCCTAAAAAGGAAAAGAAAAAGGAGAAATGGTCATTGGGATTTTAAGTTATTAATTAATAGATTATCTTACAAATTGTAGTAAACACAAATAGAAACAACATATGAATAGGAGGAAAAATAGTAATATATATAATATCATTTTCATAATTTTGATATTATATATCTAATTTATTTTTATAACATTTAATAATTATAACTAATAATTAATAACTAAATTTAGGATAAGACAAATAATATAGAACAGCTAAATAAGAAAAAATAGCAATAATAAAAGTAACTAACCAAATAGGTATAACGGTTTTTTTAGAGCTTCCTACACCAAATTTTCGTAAAGATCCATCCTTTTCATATAAAAATGCTGGTTCTAAATATTGCATAATAATAAATAAACCGACAAATAAAATAATAGATACTGATGTTATATTTCTACGGATATATTGCCTATACATTAACTTATATATATATTAGGTTTTAATTTATATAAAAGTACAATAATTACATATAATCAATATCTTCTCTTTGGTCATCATCTTCTTCAGGAATAATACTTAAATCATTCAATTCAGCATCTATTCTATCCTGTATTGCCTGGTCTTCTAAATGACTTAATTGATCTGAAGCGTCTTGTCCTACGGATCTTTCTAACAAGTCTAACTTTTCTCTGGCTATAAATTCTTTATCAAATTGTTGGTCATCATATTCATAAATTGCTCTTGTCTGTCCAACACTCCAAACCCCCAATGATTGATTTTTATGAATTGTTTCAACTTCACGTTGTTCCATAGTTAAATCACCTAATCTTTTAGTTATACCTGCCTTTTCCTTTTCCTTGGATTTTAATACTTGTTTTGTAATATGTTCTTTGGTTCTAGATAATATATCCTTATATTTTTTGAAATTTTTAATATATACATTAAGTAATTTACAAACTTCGTTCAACATACTTTCACGCTGTCCTTCAATTTCGGCTAATTCTTCTACATCTTCAACAACAGTATTAAAAGAATCAATATCTTGTTCTTCTTCTACATTTAAGTTAGCCTCAGTAGCACCTATATATAAACTTAAAGCACACAAAAGAAAGTAATATCCTAAATGTTTTATCATTTTTCCATCAAAAATACTACCTAATTCATTATCCATGTTAGCATAAAACGGTATTACATTCATTAATCGAATTAAGTCTTTACTGTTTTCGTATACATAATTTAATACAGGAGTTAATTTAGTATTGTCGTAAAAAGGAGAAAAATCTTTATATTCTTCTTTCATCAAATTTTCAATTTGACCTTTTATACGTGTTGATTTTAATTTCCAATGTTTGGGAACAGTTCTTTTTCGAATTTTTTCCTTCATTTTAGAATTTAACATTATAGTAGGAAATACATTACAAATATTGATAACCATTTGTTTAAAATATCTAAATGTATAAAATCCTGTATGGTCTTCTTTACTCATATAAATTTCATCGCCCATTAATTCCCAATTTAAAATAAATTTACTTTTGGATGATGTTACTATAAAATCTATCATAGATTTAGGTTTTATTTTACCAGATTCTATCATTTTTTCTTTTAAATTTGAAGCCAATCTCGAATTTATTCTTTTAATATATTGTAAAAAGTCTTCTGTTATAACATCGTCTTTACCGTTAATAGCAATATCATATCTATCTAATATCTTTTCGAAATTTTCTATTATATTTCCACCACATAAAAAGACATTCGATTTATCTAGTTCTTTGATTAAGTTTTCTAGTCGTAATTTTTCAGTTAAAACCCTTGGATTAATATCATATGGAAGAATGTTTTCTCTATTAATATAATTTAACAAAGCATTTAATGAATTAGTATTATACTCTAATCCCTCCATTTTCATTTTTTCTATTTTTCTCTCCAAATTATCAGTTTCCTTATAATTAGCATTATTTTCCAAACAAATAGATTTTAATGTATCATTTAAAACGATACCACTATTAAATTTACAATATTTTATAAATGATAAATATATTGTCTCTTGTGAAAATTGTTTTATTAGCTTAGGAAATATAATTTTAGTATTTTTATTAATTGAATATTTTGGAGATTTATGTAAATTTTTATATTTAATATACATTTTTTCCAAATCAAATAAAGTTTTATTATGTTTTTTTATTACGCTTTCTTTACGTGAGAAGTATTCGAATGTATTAATACCATCATCATTACAACAAGCATTTTCTAAAAAGGGTATCCCATCCATGGTTTCAAGTATTAATGATTCTTTATTAACGACCCGTTGTACAGCTTCTATGATAGCAAATGAATAACTAGACATTTTACCATAAAGTGACGAAATATAATTAAATTGCATTCTAGTGTCGTCATTAATAATCGATTGATTAAGAAGTCTTTGAAATTCAACACCAATATTTTTAATACTATTAACACGAAAATTATATAATGGTGGTAAAAAGGTATCCCATTTTAAAACATTAATATCTCTAGTAATGACATTTTCACTTTTTTTCGTTTTATCATATTTAATTTTCTCAAATAATCTTTCTTTTACATATGAAAGTGTTAATATCTTATCAACCATGAAATCCTTTAATTTAATAGCATAATCATTTGTTTTTTCTTTTCTATTTTTTTTACTACCTAATTTTAAATATTTCCAAGGTCTTTTTGAACCTTTTCCCAAGAAACGAGTAACACAAATTAAATAAACTAAAAACGATAAATTATTATCTTTGGTTAATGGAAATCCTTCAAAAGATCGAATACAATTTTCATATGTTTTATTAGAAGAAATATTAGGAATTGCTGTTTGTAATGTAATAGCAAATGCTCCAAGAAAAATAAATAAATATTTTTCATCGTGATATTTTTCATATGTCTTTGTCTTTTTTCCTTGAGATTTCAAAGTTTTCATTCGTTTGTTATATTTGGTTTCATCTTTAATAATAGTTGTATTATTCAATAATTCACTCATAATTTTATTTACAAAATAAATTTGTTCACTCATATCAACATCTAATTTATTACTAAGAGCCAAAACATTTTGTTGTATTTTTTTAGATTGTTCCGTTTTTGCTTGGAAAGATTTATCAACTACATTTTTTAATTTATCTGATGTGCTAACAGTCATTACATCTCTAGATTTAATCTTAAATCCACTAGTTTTATCATATCCTTCATCTGTATCAAAATTAATAATATCAATAACATATCCACTATATTCATCAATAATTTTATCACCGTCATCTGATAATTTCCCCCTTTCTTTCTTTACTAAATCTAATGCGTATTTATAATTACTTAAACGAAATCCTTCAGCCAATACAGTATAAAATGTAGGTAATAATGGTACATTTGTTTCACTACAATAATACCAGAATTCATTTTCATCTAAAATGTTATTTCTGCAATATTTTTCAACAAATCTTGAAATATTGTTATACTTTATTACTAAATCTGTTTCTACCAATATAACATCCCTTAATTCTTCATATGGGGATTTTATCCTAGAATCGTCAACATCCAAAGTAGAAGCAATTCGTACCATTTCAGTATCTTTTTTAAGAAGCTTACTGGTTAATAAAAATTTAAGATTCGATAAATTTTCTATTCTATATTGAAATTCTTTTTCTAATCTACTTTTTAATTCTTGGATATTTTCAGTTAATTCTTCACTAAAACGTCTTGATATTTCCTCTAATAAATTCTTTTCGATAACATCTTTAGCATTATCTACTGATTTACATTCTGTTTTTACCTTAAAACAACTTGGTTTATAATTACAAAAATTTATTTTATCTATGTTTTTACCGGTTAAATCTCTGTCTAATCGCCATTTATCTCCTTGTCTAACATAATATTTAACATCTCCACTATCATCTTCTAATATAGCATAATGTCCATCTTTTACTAATTTGCTACCAAATACCATAGATTCGGCATCTATATCTGCTTTTTCTTTTTTAATACCATTATTTTCCTGTAAAAATTCTGATAAAAATTTAACAGCCGACGAATTATCCTCCATTAAGATATCATTTTGTTTTAACCATTCTTGACCAATATCATAAGGGGTTTCATCATATTTTTTATCAAAGAAAATATTTGTATCATTATCAGCTTCTAAGTCATCATAATCAATATATTTTTTGGCTAGAGTAAATGTTTGAGCACAGGGATCAATATTTTTAGATTCATCATCTTCTTCATCTTCTTCATCCAAAAGGCTCTTTATTTTTGATTCAATATCAATAGGTTGCATAAGAGAAAGTTGTGATAGAGCAATAGCATTATTAAATGTATTTAAACAATCATAATTCATCATTGTCTTATAAGCATCATTACTATCAATCATTTCATTTATATTGTATTTTGTTTCTCCAAAAACAACTTTTCCATTATTCTTTTTCTTAAGCAGATTTTCATAGATATTTGGAATAAAATAAGAATCAATAGATCCAGCATATGTTTTATATTCCAAAATTTTTTGGATTAATTTCTTTTTATGAATAGATATTTTTTCTTCAATAAATTCAATAATAGTTTTATATTGTTGAAATGTAATATCCTCATCATAGATTAAGAAAGGTTCAAGATATTCTATAATTTTAATATAAGAAGTATCATTTTTAATATATTTTTTTACAGTTTCAAATAAAATACGAGTCTGTGGGATAACTTTTTGAAGAAAATCCTTATATACTTCCTCGTTATTTCTATCTGTTAATAACTTTGTCTCTTGAAATCTAAAATTATTAAATACATTAGTATTAAAATCTACCTTAAAATTATTATTTTCCAAATCTTCCTCACTAATCCTTTTATTTTTTAATTCTAAATCATTTAAAAGAATTTTATGATACATAAAATTAAATCTATGTAAATTTGCTTTCATGAAGATAGATGTTTTTGGAAGATTAATTCTACTATATTGAATAAATGGGTTAGTTAAAGACATTAAACCGATAAGTGATACTGTGTCGTTTCTTGTTATTTGCTCTAAATAATTTTTACTTTTTTTATTTTTCGGTTCATCATTTGATAATTTTTTCATACCCAAATTATATCTATCAATTACAAATCGTTGATTTTTTAAACTATAACTTGGTTCACCTTTTCCCCTTACTTCAGAACCATATATTAAATTACTATAGAAATTACCTAAATTATCAATAACTACTTCAATGTTATTAAATACTTCTTGTTGAGTAATAACGTTTCTTTCACTTGCCGGTTGTGAAAAAGGAGTATAATAACTATCTAAATTTTGAAGTAAATATTTATACTTATTTCTTTCACCAGGAACATTATTATTAACATATTGATCAATGATTTCATTTTGCTCATTTAATACCATTCCTAATTTTTCATCTTCAATATCTACCTCATCATTTTCTCCATCGGCAAAATTATATATTTTATGCTTATTTCTTACAATTGGAAGCAACCAATACAATTGGGTATTTAACTTACGCATTTTTTCTACTAATGGTTTATATTCGTGTCCCTTAATTTTAATACTTTCAGCATTTCCCGATTCATCAAAATTTGAAAACTTTCTTCGCAACTCCTTAAAACGTTGTATTGAAATATGAATATTATTTAATATTCTTTCAGTTCGTTTATCACTTGGAACATCTGCTAATAATTCATCCAACAAATCATTCGATTGTTTATTAATTCCAAAACGTCTCTGGGTTTCATCGACTACTTCCATTTCTTCTATTTCACCCAAATCTTCGTCATCTAAAGCCAATTCATCTAAATTAATATACAAATTTTTAACGGTTTCCTTTAAATCTTCAGTATCTATAATAAGTTCTAATTCTTCGTCTTCGTCTATAATATCTAATTCATCATCTTCTAAATCTATTGATACTTCATCCACCTCCTCATCTTGGGTTTTTGTAGAAGGCGGTGAAAACTGACGTATTTCTGTTATAGGTAAATCCAATGGTATTCCCTTCCCTTCAAAATCAATATAAATTTTTTCCTCACTTTCATATAGTGTTAATTCTATCATATCTTGTTCTAAATCTGTTATTTTGCCATTAAAAATAGCAGGAACCTCTCCAGCAAATTCTATTGTAATCCAATTACCTGGCGTATATCCATTTTGACGGGCATAACCTTTTTCTTCTTGTGATGCTAATATATTTATTTTACGTATTGACTTATTAGTAAGTTCGCCATTATTAATTTTCAATACTTTTTCACTTAAATCTTGATTATCAATTAATTTTATTAAATTGTTATCTAAATAACTTATCAAATATATCTTGTCGTGTAATGTTGGGTCTGTTGGTGCTTCAATTTTTATAACCTGACCTAATTCTAAAAATAATTTTGGTTCATTTTCTTCTTCCATTACTTATATTTACAATAGATTTTTCTCTAATTAGATAAATGCATTATAAATATAATATAAAGATATCTTAACAACTGATTTATATATGGTTTTTACACTTTCTAAAGAGTTAATTCATTCTGTTATTGAAAATAAAAAAAATAATATTAAACAAGAACAAATAATTGTAAAGGATAACAACGAAGAAAAATATATTTTAAAATATAATAAAAAATATATTACTGAATCAAATGATACACAACTTGGGTTATTTAGATCTGTTGTATGTGCTATTATTAACGGTAATTTACAAGTTTTATCATTTGCTCCACCAAAATCATTAAATAAAAATATATTTATTCAAGAAAATGATTTGAACAACTGTAATCAATTGGATTTTGCTGAAGGAACTATGATAAATGTTTTTTGGGATAAAACTGCCGACGAATGGAATATACATACTAAAAGTTGTATTGGAGCACGGTGTAGTTGGAATAGCGATAAAACATTTAGATTTTTGTTTTTGGATGCTATGAATGAACAACAAATCGAATTCGAAGATTTGAATAAAAATTATTGCTATAGTTTTGTATTACAACATCCCGAAAATAAAATTGTTGTTCCTCTAACAGAAAAAAAAATTATTTTAACTAATGTATATGAAATCAATAATAAAGGAGAAAATGTAAGTATTACTAGTCGCCCTGATGTAGTAAAAGATTTTAAATGTAATATTCATCAATATTCATCGCCATCTTTTGAATTTTGGGAAGAACTGTTAGACCATTATTCTTCAGATAATTTAGATTATACACAACAAGGAATTGTTGTTGTAAATCAACAAGGTCATAGAATTAAAATTCGCAATCGAAATTATGAGCGTGTTAAACATCTAAAAGGAAACAATCCCAAACTTCAGTTTCACTACTATTACTTACGACAAAAAGGAATGGTAACAGAATTTTTGAAATATTATCCAGAATATAGACCACTTTTTTCACAGTTTAGAAATGATATGCATTCATTTACTTCACAACTTCATGTAAATTATATTAATTGTTTTATTCAAAAACAAAAGAAGTTAAGTGATTATCCTTATCAATTTAAACCACATATGTATGCTTTACAAAAAATGTATATTGATGAATTATTTGCGGAAAAAAAATATGTAAATAAACAGGTTGTTATTGATTATGTTAATAGTCTTCCTCCACAGAGATTAATGTATGCTGTTAACTATATTTATAAACAACACGCGTTACATACAAAAAGTGTCGAACAACCTTTAGAATAATTTCTAAGTATTAATTAAATGAAAGGTTGTAAAAGTCGTAGAAAATCTAGAAAACGCAACGTTAGAAAAAATAAAGGTGGAAAGAAAAAGAGACATATAATTACACGTAAAAACAAAAGAAAGCGACGCAGAAGAACAAAAAAAAGAAAAAGGGGTGGTGTTAAAACAAAAAGAAGTGCTTTTACAAAAAGAAGTGGTTTATTACCTAATAGAGGTGTAATTAAACCACCACAACATAAAAGATTAAAAGAATTAAAAAAAAGATTAACAAGAAGTCCAACAATTAAAAATCTACAACAACTAAAAAATTTTAAACCAATAGCAAAAAAAACAGAAGAGCAATCAAATGAACATAGTGATAGTGATAGTGATAGTGAATTAACTAGTATATTTCACAATATGCAGACTCCTACAGAAGGATCAAGAAAGCATAATAGTGAAAAAACCTTATTATCCCCAAAACCAGATAAATAATATCTCAAATAAAAAAATATTATTTATTAGTGCTTTTTTTTCAGTTAGAAGTATTCTTTAATTGCTGTATATATTTCTTGTGCTTTGGTACAAGAATACATAATTAAATTGTATATATTTTCCTTATTAAATTCGTCTTCTTCTTTGAACGCAAATCGAATGATAGAGAAATCATCGTGTGGATGATTTTTAACAAACCCAACATAAGATAAAAGCCCTGATTTTTTTTTATAGTATTCTTCGTGTAAAACATATTCAATAATTTTACCAATAGTATAATCATATCCTTGTAAAATAAAATCAGCGCTATTTTTCATAGCAGTAGATTTCATTTGAATTTCATATATTTGAGAAGAACATTTATCATGAACGTCTTTTAACTGTTCATAAATTTTATCACACGCAAGATGAATAAGTTCTAAATTAGTATAAACGCCAACAGATTGACATTTAAAATCAAAACTATCTTTTAAATAAATTCGTTTAGCACCAAGACTGTACCAGTTTTTACGTTCATAATCAATATCGGTTTTATTAAGTCCCCTTTCTATTAAGGTTTCTTCAATTAGGTCCCATTGATCTGCTTGTCTGCTTTTATCGGGACTATTAGAATAAGCTGCTATACTGGCTACATTATATGCTCCATTTTCTTTAGCAGTTGCTTCTTTAAATCTTGCTGTAAAATGAAGGCTTTCTCCAGGAATATCGTTGGATATTTTAGGACGCAATCTTGAAAATAATACAAAACTATTAGTTAATTTATTTGGTGGGAAAATTTGTTCAATTGCTTCATCTGTTAAATATGTATCCGTTGAAATATTTTTAATCTTAAAATCACGTGTAGTAAGATACATTAACATATCAGTTTCATTAGTCATGTTTAATTCAATAATAAGATTACTTAAAACAGAAGTATCTTTGATATTAACTGGAATACAATCTAACCTTTGTTTTAATATTTCATTATGTAATCGTCCTGTATTTTTATAAAATGTACTTTGTTTGCTATCAATTACGGAAGCATTTATATTTGTTAGTAAAGTTCTCCTAAGACCATTAACAATACTAACATCGGTATTTTTTAAAGTAAATTCTAAAATGCCTTGTTTATTTTCAAGACTGTCTTTAACAACTGGTGTAATATCTAGAGTAGAAGCCATATTTATATAATATAATATAATATATTTAATTAATTTTCAATTTTATGTTTTTTTTTTGTGTTATAATTTAAGTAATAGAAACTTTAACAATATATAAAATGAGTTGTGTTTTATATTATAGCAAATATTGTGATAATTGTAAAGTATTATTATATGAATTAGGAAAAAGTAGCATACAAAATAATATTCATTTTTTATCCATTGATAGACGTATCGAAAAAAAAGGTGTTATTTATATAGTATTAGACAACGGTAGAGAGATATTATTACCACCACAGATAAATAATGTTCCAAGTTTATTATTATTAAATAAAGGGAATAAGATTTTAGTAGGAAACGACGTATTAAATTATTTTAAACCAAAAATAACAAGTGAAAAAGCAATGGCTACACAAAATAATATAGAACCTTTAGCTTTTTCATTCACGGAAATGGGAACTTGTATGTCTGATACTTATTCGTATTGGGATCAATCAAGTGATGAACTAAGTGCTAAGGGTGTCGGTGGATTACGACAAATGCATAGTTTTGTAACATTAAATCACGATGATAAAATATATACACCAGATGATGATTATGAACCAGATAAGGTAGGTGAAGTTGATTTAGGAAAATTACAAGAAGAGCGCGAGAAAGAAATAAAAGCCCCCCCACAAGCTAGTTCTATTTAATAATATTAAGTATAATTTATTTAAAAATAAAAATGAATAATATTACAAATAATGGAAAGCGAAACCCAAAAATCATTAAAAGAATTATTTTGTAGTCAACTTATTGAGTTTATGGATGATATTATCCTTGTTTTTCCTAATAATTTAGACATAAAAACAGGTAGATCATTTGTAGTTGGATTAATAAAAGTAAGTAAAAAAAAACTTATGGGTATTTGGAAAACAAGTATTGTAGATATTTATGACGAAGCAATAATGAAAGGAGACAAAGATTATTTTATTAATAAGGATTACAGTTATGATTTAGGAAGTGGTGGTACCGATAAGATGATGAATATAGTAGAAGAAATAAGATTATTAATACGCAATACAAGTGACGAAAATAAAGATAAAGCTATTAAATATTTACAAAATTTATCAAAAATATGTAAATTATATTATGTTAATTAAATACGTTTAGTTTAATTTAAATAAATAAAGTTTAAATTAAATATAATGGTAGAAGAAAACAAGGAGTGTTTAAAAATAGTCAAAGATTTCTATAGAGATATTTTGACTGTATTTCCTGAATATAAGCATAATCTCCATGATTATGAAATAGAATTTTTAACTGATGGAAAAAATGGAGAGAAATTATATGAATATTGTCTTGAAAATTATCCTCAACATTTTTTCAATATTTTATACCAAAAAGAAGATATTTTCAAGGATAATGAAAAATTAAATTTTTTACCAAGTATTAATTTCGTAGAAATATGGAAAGATGAACAAATAAGTGATAAAACACGTGAAACAATATGGAAATATTTACAATTAATATTGTTTTCTGTTAGTAAAAATGTTGATTCAAAAGATTCATTTGGGGATACGGCGAAATTATTTGAAGCAATCAATGAAGATGAATTAAAAGGAAAATTAGAAGAAACCATGAAAGATATGGAAGGATGGTTTAATAACACCGATATGTTTAAGGATATGAGTTTTAATAATGTAAATGATATTTCAAATATTAATTTGAATGATTTACCTGATGCTGAAGACCTGCAGAATCATATTAGTGGTTTATTAGATGGTAAATTAGGTAGATTAGCACACGAAATTGCTGAAGAAACAGCAGAAGAGTTAAATGTTGATATGGGTGACGCTACAAACGTTGGTGAAGTATTTCAAAAACTTTTTAAAAATCCAGGAAAATTAATGAATATGGTAAAAAATGTGGGGTCTAAATTAGATCAAAAGCTTAAATCAGGTGAAATTAAAGAAAGTGAATTAATGAAAGAGGCAAATGATCTTATGGAAAAAATGAAAAATATTCCTGGTATGAAAAATATGGATGATTTATTATCAAAAATGGGTATCCCAGGAGTTGCTGGTGGAGGAAAAGTAAATATGAACGCTATGCAAGCTCACATGAAACAAAATATAAGAAAAGCTTCTCAAAAGGAGAGAATGTTGCGAAAACTTGAACAAAGTAGAAAAGAAAAAGCCGAAGCAGAAGAAAAAAAAAATATCAACAAATGGTATTTAGATCCGGGGAAGAACCTGTAGAGAAATCAAGTAGAAAGAATAATAAAAAGAAAAAAAAAAGAAAGAAAAAGAAGAAAAAAGTAAATTAAAAAATAACTATTTATACTATATATGATGAATAATAGTTTTTGGTTAGAAAATCCAAATGTTTTATTAAATAAAAATTATATAACAGAAATATGGCCTCAAGATAATTTTGATTTAGATAGAAAATTAAATTCTATCACAAGATTGATTTTAATATTAGCTATTTTAGGATTTTTATTTACGAAATCCAGTTATATTATTGTTAGTGCTGCTGTATCTATTGTTGTATTAGTAATGATACATAAATCAAAAAGTGCTTCCAAAAAAGAAGGAATGACAAATTTAGACGTAAAATTAAATAAAGATGAGTTTAAAGAATTATTAAACGAGGAATTTACCATGCCTACAAAAAAAAATCCATTTATGAATGTATTAATAGGTGAATATAAAGAAAATCCTAAACGAAAACCAGCTGCTCCAATTTATAATGAAGAAGTTTTAGACGATGCCACAAAAAAAAGTAGAAAAGATGAAAGATTGTATAAAAATTTAGGAGATAATTTAACATTTCAAAATTCATTGAGAAATTTTTATAGCACAGCAAATACAAGCATTCCAAACAATCAAAAAGATTTTGCTAATTTTTGTTATGGAAATATGCCTTCTTGTAAAGAAGGTGATGAATTTATGTGTGAGAAAAATAGTGGAAGTATTCAATAAATCATTATTTTATTTAAAATATATAATCTTAAGTAAAATATATATGTCAAGTGTTCATAGTTATACATTCAACGGTTTAAGTAGAATTGGAAATGATGTTTGTGGTGTTTCTGAAAGAGATATGCAAAATGAAAACTTTGGTTCTTATTTAGTTCAAAGTTATTTCGCCAAAAATTGTGGCATGGCTGCTCCTATTAGTTTTGCTACTAGCCAACCTAATATTTTTTATCAAGGCAGTAAACAGTGTGGAATTGGTGGATGCAATATCGATACCAATTCTAAACTTTTAATTGGTTCCATTCAAACTAATCCAAAATGTAGAATTAGCTTACAAGAAAGACCCTTTCTTACTGTTCCATTTTTAGGAAGAGGTCCATCTATGCCTGTAAAAGAATCACAATTATTACAAGGAGTTTATAATCAAGACAAAAAATCGTGTAAAACTATTATGGAAAAATCTATTCGTCCTAATCAAGATTTAGTTCCCGCATTAAAAGCTTCGATTCAAAATCCTGCTAACTTATGTGAAGGTATTGCTGCTGATGGATGGATACGCGGAGGATTACCTTCTCGCGAATTATCCAGAGATCAAGAAAGTTTTAACAGACAATAATTTAAAAGTAAATAAATAATTATATTTAAAATGTATAATTATTCATTTAATTGTTCTTATTTAGATAATTCATCAAATACTTCCATTCAAGATACTATTTATAGACAAGAAATTTTAAAAGCCTTTAATTTATTAATATATGACCACGAAAAAATGATGAAAACTATTGATAAAATACATATTAAATATAAAGAAAACAAGCAAATTAAAGAAATATTAAACATATTAAAGGAAAATAACAAATACAGTTTTCTATTTAATAATTCTAATGACTTATTTACATTGCTTTTTTCATATGAATACTTTTATTATTTTCATGCATGTATTATTGAACTTGAACAAAGTAATAGTATTAGTGAAATTATATATGAAAAAATTGTAAACGTTTTAAAAAATAATAATACTAATTAATATATAATGGCCAGTTTAAAAAATTCGCCCGGACAATATTGTTTACAGCAAAAAGCTTTCTATAATCAACAACAATATTTACATTTAAAAAATTCTAGAGTTCCATATGTTAATAAATTTCCTGGTTTAGGAATAAACGCAGGTAATATGAGTGGTGGTTATTATGATAATGTACTCTCTAATAATACAGCAAATATTGAAAGCAACTTATTTGGTATTAAACAAATAGACTTAACAAAAAAACAAGAGAAATTTATACCAAAATTAAATAAATTAGATAGTCAAGAATTTTTCAAAACCCCACGAGTTTTTATTCCTGAACCACTTGTTATACAAAAAGGACAAAGACCTATCGGACCGTACGGTGGTATGTAATAAAACATTTATATTATATATTTGTATTATATAAATGAGCGGTTTAAATTTAAATACAATTGATACATCCAGAGACCAATATTTTGATTATGGAGATTATATTAGTAGAAGACACGGAGATAGATATTATAATTTAGGATATGCTATTTATAAAGGAGTAATATTAAGTCCAATTGAGGTAGGATATATCCAAGCTACACCACAAAATATCCAGGAAGCCTTTACTAATTTTACGGTTTCTCTTTTATTTAAAAAAGCCGATGAAGATGCTAAAAAAAAAAGAGATGATTTATGTGAGTTATTTGGTCCTAATTCAAGTCAGCAAATTATTACTCAACAACATATTAATACTTGGATTTCCAACGCTAGAACAATATTTAGAAACTGTAAATGTTTGTAATATAATTAAATTTTTATATGTATAAAAAAAATACATTTTATACTTATATAATATAAGGTATGTCTCACACGAGTTATGGAAATTATAATACCAAAATTCGAACTATAACATCGCAATTAGACAATGAAGGTCTAGAGGGATGTAATACAAATGGTTCAAATGGCGGCGGCAGCGGTGGCGTCGGACCTATAGGACCACAAGGACCGCCAGGAATACCTGGTCTAAATGGTATTCCTGGATCACAAGGACAACAAGGTCAAACTGGTCCTACTGGTCAAACTGGTCAAACTGGTCCTACTGGTCCTACTGGTCCTACTGGTCCTACTGGTCCTACTGGTCCTACTGGTCAAACAGGTCCTACTGGTCAAACAGGTCAAACTGGTCAAACTGGTCCTACAGGTCAAACAGGTCAAACAGGTCCTACAGGTCAAACTGGTCCTACTGGTCCTACTGGTCCTACTGGTCCTACTGGTCCTACTGGTCAAACTGGTCCTACTGGTCCTACTGGTCCTAATATTAAAGGACTCAATGAATACACTTATGCTGGAGCCTCGGGAATAGAAAAAGCTTCCACTAATTACAATAATATAAACTCTGGTGTTTATTATGATAAAGGAACTGGTATTGACTTTGTTTCGGATCCTCCAACTTCAAGTGGTGCTGGTCCCACTGGTAGATGGGAAAGAAATATCATTCAACTACACGGGCCACCTGATAATACAAATATAATGCATCCTTTTGGGGGCATTACCGCTCCAGGTCAACTTCCAGGTCCAACGGGTACTTTAATAAATGAAAATAATACAGAATTCTGGGATGCTGGTATTGATAGTAGAGGACCAGCAATACAATTTCAACCTAAAACAGACATATTCACTCCCCCATTCCCATTTTATAGCAACTCTCAATATTTTAATACTCCTTTCACTGATCATGGACAGTATAATTATTATGGGGTCAATAACAGTTGGGATAATAGTGAAGATGACCCTTCTCCTGGATTTAATGAAAGAAGAAATATTTTTTTAAGGGTTGATAATAAACAACCATTTTTTAATCCAAAAGGACAGTCAGATTTACCTATAGAAGACAAAAAAGGTTCTTTATTATTAGTTCCAAATATTAATATAACTTCACCAGACACTTTTTTCAACGTTACAATAGGAAATGAATACGCTAATCCTGAACCAGGTTTTAGAAAAATTACGACGCCTCTGGGGACGACTATTCCAGAACACGCCGCGCCAAATAAATACAGTGGGTCTGGTTCATTAACTATAGCTCAAAATAATTGCGACCCTAGTAGAAATTTTTATACAGCTACGACCGCCCCAGCTGCTGGTCCAGGAGGAGGAAATCCTTATGCAGACCCTAGTTATCCAGAGTTTCAAGATTTGACAAATTCAAGCTGGACAGGAAGAAATTTTCCAGCTGATACTAAATTTGGTAAAATTTCTGATAATTTAAGACTAACAAGTACAACACATATAACACCTCAAGAAAAAGAAAGACAGGGACCTAAAAGTTCTCTCACATTTTATGCTTATAATATCCCAAACGCCAATATAGATGGAAACATGGACCCTGGAGCCTTTCCAATCAACTCCACAGAGTGGTTTGATGGAGGAATACCAAATGCTCCTAACCAACATAATAAAGAAGGAGCACCATACATAGGTCCAAATGGTCCAGGTGGTCCCAAATTTTCACATACTTTAGGTGGTGCTGCTATTGTATTAGAACCCAGTGGAAATGTACTTTCTGGGGCCCCATTACCTTCGGGAGGAGCCGCAGGCTCTATTGATGCGAATGCTCAAATTAATGGTTTACCCGTTCCATATGAATTAAATTTCTATATGAAATCAGGAAATTCCATAACCAAACAAGGGCTACCAACTGGTGGTAATAACGCTTGGATTGAATTAGATGAGAATGACGATTACCCTATTTTTCAATTACAAAATAATCCGTTAATTAAAGTTAATGCTCCTGTTAAATGGAATACAAATAATAGGTCTCAAAAAGGTCCAGCTATTTTAGATACTCAAGCAGAACCTGGTGCTCTTGGTGGTTATAGAAAAGCTCAGTTTGGACCTTATCCTGCGGTAGCAGGTGGTGTTCAACACGACGATGTAATGGTTTATGATGCTAATATTGAGAGTTGGATTAATAAGCCAGCTAATTCTACAGGAATTGGTGCTATGAAATATGAATACAAATTTGATGCTACAAATATTCAAAATTTTGACAATACAACTAATAATATTGTTAATCAAAAAGGATTAAGATTTGATTTTAATATAAACGGTGCTTCACTTAGTGACTTAAATGGTATTAATATAATACATCTTTACGCAAAAGATTTTGACATTGAGTTACCTAATAATATTTTAAATCTCATTCAAAATATACAAAATGGAACAAAAGGTTTTATACATTTAGATAACTCGAATGTTCAAAACAGTAGCACTAATGGGGATGATGGTTTAGTATTTGCTATTACAAAAGTAAAACCACTTGATAATAATGGTGCCGTAACATCATTCGGCATCCCACCTGGAGGTCCTCTATCTTTCGCCTTAGAAGTTGATTTCTTATCTGCTGGTAACAATTTTAATACAGCATTTGTAGATGATGCTAATATAGGTGTTGATCTTTATCTTAGTGGACCCAAAGGAGACACAGGGGCAGATTCTCAAGTCCCAGGACCTCAAGGTGAAACAGGTCCTATGGGATATGACGGTAATTCATCATTATGGATGTCTAATAACTCAACAACTTTCAATAATAGTGCTCTGTCTTCATCATTACCACCAAGTCCTGAAGGCCTGTTTCATATAGATTATAACTTAACATCATGGGGTAGTGCGGGGGATTCAACGCACAATCTGAAGATTCATAAATTGAATAACCAACCAACACAACAAGATTATAGTGATTGGATAGAATTTATAGATCCTTATGATATTCTTACAATTAGAGTTCAAGATGCTCCAGAAAGAGTCATGCATTTTACAGTTCTACCCCTAGGCAATAATGCTACCGCACCCCCATTGACTGGGCCTTATCAAGGAGCATTTCTAGCTGGGGATATTTATTATCTTAGATTACGTGTAATTAATTACGCTCCAAATTCTGCTAATTTAAATCCGATGGCTCCTACAGCTTTCGACATTAATAACCCTTGTTATATTAGTTATGTTAAATCTGGTCCTAAAGCAGCTGATGGAGATTGTTGGTCAGAATATTTATACTGGAATAACACAAATGAAGATTGGGAAATAGGTGGAGGAACTAACGACTTAAATAGAGTTCATATTGGATGTAATGCTGGATTGACTGGACAAGGGGAATCTTCTATTGCTATTGGACACATGGCGGGTCAAACCAATCAACTAAAAGGAAGTATTGCTTTGGGGGAATATGCTGCCCATGAAGATCAGAAAGAGTTTGCTATAGCCATAGGACAAGAGTCAGGGAAAATAAGTCAAGGTTTAGACTCAATTGCTATTGGTAAAATGGCGGGTATGATTGAACAAAAGGAATCCGCAATTGCTATTGGCCCACTAGCTGGACAATCAAATCAACACAGTAATACCATTATTATTAACGCAGATTCAACTACAGCATTAGATTCAAACGGAGCCAAGAGATTTTTTGTGAAACCAATAAGAGATGAAACTAAAATTGACCACGTTCTATTTTACAACACTGTTACTGGTGAAATTACTTATGATATTTCATCAAATTTAAGTGGGGGTGGTGGCGGTGGTCCTTTGGGTCCCCAAGGTCCTGATGGTGTTACTGGTCCTGATGGTGTTACAGGTCCTGATGGTGTTACAGGTCCTGATGGTGTTACCGGTCCTGATGGTG